TAGCGTTTCCCGGCGTATTGCCGACAGCGGATATAGGCTTAATAGGTGCTGGTGCGTTGGTCACCTTCCTTGGAGCGCGATTGATTATCTCAGCCAGCCTCATCCCTGCCTGTATGGGATTCATGTTCGCTATTTCGTACGCTACATCAAGGTTTTTACCTAGTGTATACGCGATTTCAGGTCCATTTTCCAAGCCTAGAAGGGCTTGTCGAATGGTCTGGTTTTGAGCCAGCATAGGGTCAGACGTAATCTGCTCAATAACTCCATCATAATCACTGTATCTTGCTCTTGCGGCTGCTTCTGCTGTTTCCAGCTTACGCTGTTGCTCCGCTAGCGCCTGACGCTGCATAACTTCCTGTTGCTCTCGCTTAACAGCCTCAATAGCCTCTGCTTTAGCTGATTCGCGTGTATACGTCATCATGTCCTGCATGTAGCGCGGATCAAACTGACCACCTACATAGTCTTCAGGATTAGGTATAGCTGGCCCTAGAGCTTCCTGTGGTGCGTTATTTTGCGAGAATTGGCGCAACATCTGCTCTTGCTGCTCCAAAACCTTTTCAAGCCTCTCAGCTTGTCTACGGGCTTCATGCTTGTCTCTAGTGAGTTCGTCTATTCTTCGCTTGTACCACGGGTCCTTTTCGGCTTTAGGCTCAGGAACTTCCTCACCTTCTGGTTGTTCAGTGTCCTCCACTTCCACCGGATTTTCATCGGTGATTTCGGTAGGTACATCTGTAACAATAGTTTCTGCTGTGCTTTCGATAATGTCATCGCTCATATTGCCCTCTAGTGTTTACTGTTGTTCTGGCTTCTGTTCGCCCGTTAGCGCGGCTGTATCTGGTTGACGTGTCATTGCACCGGGTCCACGTGTAGCACCCTGTGGTGCGCCTTGTGGGGCCTGTGGTGGTGCTTGCATGGCTGCTTGCATAGCCTGTTGCTCTAGCTGCTCAAATTGAGCGTCTTCTTCCGTGAGTGTTGGGGTCGTCTGACCTAGCATTTTGATCAGGTTAGCCTGGATCAGCTGCTCTAATCCTGTGGTCTGTGTCATCAATCCAGCCTCTGCTTGCATTCGCTTTGTCTGACTGTCAAACCATTCACGCTCCTTGTCTTGTATTGCCAGTATTCGTTCATCACGCAAATACTGTAACTCTTGGCTCATTTGCTCCATCTGTCCCGCCATCTGATCCATCATGCGCTGGGCTTGGATAACGCTAGGATCAACCTTTTCTCCTTGCGCTGTAGGCTGTAGCTCAGGTGGTAGCATCATTTGCAAGCGCTTAGATATTTCTTCTGCTCCTGGCCAATCCATATTCTTCATCATCAGGTCACCGATGGTCTGGAATAGGGTCGGATTAGCTTGAGTTAGCGCTAGCATCATGTTAGCAGCCTCATCACGCTTAGTAGCATAGCTGGGACCGCTATCACACACTACATCATACTCACCTACACCGATGTTGTAGATGCTATCAATCTCAGGGTTATCAGTTCCCATAGAGGCTTGTGGTTGATTGGGGTCAATCTGTACTTCGCGTGGTGTACCGTCTTCACCCAAGATACGCAGCACTCTAGCTCTATCGTATATTTTAGGAATCATGTCCAAAACCACTCTACCGACCTGTCTAATAGAGCGGTTCAAGTTGTCTTGATAATGGAAGTTACCGACCTCTGATTGTTTCTGACGTAACAGCAAAGCACGTCCAGAAGTCTCATTAGACTGAGCACCTAAGCTGGGCTGATAGATGCCCATTGACTGCATGATGTCGTTCTCTGCGAGTTGCAGAGCCTGCATGATGGCTGGGCTAGCTTGTGGGGGCATAGCACGTTGTGGTGCGCCCACAGGTGTACCAGCAATGCTAACAGGGTCATACTCAAGATATGCAAGGGATTCTTTGTTAGCACGTCCCCAATTGGGATCACTCTCAAATTGCCCAGATACACCGATAAATGGTGCTTTAGGTGCCAACGCTACATTCTCAGCGTTAGCGCTCAAATAGTAGTTGTAGAGCCTCTGAGCGTCCTTAGCATTGCGTACAAGGCCAGCCCTGTAACACTTACCTTGTAACCAGATTTCATGCCCAATAACAGGAATGATAGGAATGTACTTGGTAGGAACCTCTGTGCTTTCTAGCACCTTGTCACCAACACACTTAGCCCACATACAACGCTTGATGAATGTAGAGCGTGTCTCACCTGATTCTGGGTCTTGTATTTCGGCTGGTTCATGCTCTATCCAGTAATACTCGGCGATGCGTACACTGTCCTTTGTGTACCAGCCCTGCATGTCACCATTACCGGCTGCATCGAAGTTAGTCTCGTCTACGTCTGGGTATAAGCGTCTAAACTCTTCCTTCGGAATTTCTTCGGCTAGGATTGCCCAACAAGCGTCCGATCCATCCGGGGATTTAGAATGAGGATCATAGTAAACTTTGAACGGATCAGGAATGCGGTCAATGTAAATTTCTTGGTCGAAGCTAGTATCACTAGACCAATCATTCCTGACACGTATGTATCCCAACCCAGTGTCAACCTGCCATTCAACAGCGGTATCGTACGCGATTGCAGCATTACTATTATCCTGTATGTGATGAACCAGCCCCATCAAGACTTCGGCTGTCTCTTGGTCAGCACCGCTGTTAGACGGACGGATACGAATACTCGGCGTATTCTGTCTGATCTCATTGACTACACGATCACGGAACTGCAACAAGCGATTGACCACCAGCATAGGACGCTCTTTACCGGGGCGATTGCGGTCATATTTCGCATATTCCGGCCACTGATCACCTAGACGTGCAAAGCGTACGTCATCTAGCCGCTCTTGTCTGTTAACAGCCTCAAAGTCTACAGCCTGTTGAAAGCGTTCACGTATCTCCTTGAGTAGCTTTTGCTCAGGATCGTCACCAGTGCCACCTAAGGATTCCATTACTGCGTCTGTGTCTAAATTAGTCATAAGTCTCTCTCGTTAGCTCATCCAAGAACCAGCACCTTGATCTAGGTTGCGTTTGCGCTGGATATTATCGTTTCTCATTGAGTCAACAGCCGTTGCAAGATACCGGAATGCGTCAGCACCGTGACTATATTCATCGTGCAATGGGCTAGTTGGCTGATTGGTTGTAGCGTTGATAGAGCGCCTATAACGCTTCAGACACTCCTGTAATCGTGCTGTTTTTTCTTTGTCCATCCATACACGCGGAAACAGTAACCTGCTCAAGCGTATACCATGCTCTACGTCACCGATAGGAACGATCTCAACAGACCATCCTAACTGCGTCATAATTTCTGCTGCTGACTTACCTGTACGATAGTCTTTGCTAACAGCATCATGCGGTAAGTATACCTTACCCCAGTTATAGTTGCGCTGTCTGAGCGTGTTACTGTACCAATCCAGCGTCTGATGGGATTCTTCGATGTAGTCAATGATGCGGGCTTCTGATCCTGACTTTTGCACCATGATAATGGTCATAGCGTCATTCCATCCTAGGTCAAACACGCAATGTGTTTTAAGGACTGGATCATGTGATACGCGGGTAATTCTGTGGTCATCAATCAAAGCCTGGAACTCGTCAGCATAGATAGCCCCGTCAACGACTGTTTTAGGCTTACCTTCCCATATATTGTCGTAGTCCTTAGGGTTATGAGCCTTACAGTGTAAACGCTCCTTATCGAGGACCTCAGGAAACCAGGGATTATCTGACCAATTGATCTTGAGTAGCAATGAATCGTCCGGTTTGTTTATGACAAACCTGACGTAAGTATCATCTGTATCGAGGTTTGGATTCATTGATACCCAGATTTCAGAGTCTGGCTTACGAATAGTGGGGATCAAGATATCCCAAGACTTTTTAGAGACTGTTTGTGATTCTTCAATCCAGCATCTATCGCAGCCCTCAAATGACTTGATAGATTCAACAGTGTGACTAGCTAGGCCAGCAAAGGAAAAGGTTGTACCGTTTAATCCTCTAATCTCAGACTCAGTGATTGTATAGAAATAGCCAAGCCCAAGAGCTTGTAATTGATCGACCAGTAGCGTGTGCACAGATTGCTTAATGGATTTTTGAACTTCACGTGCACAGAGAATCCTAAGCGGACGTTCAGCACCTTGAAGAAGCAATGCACGAGCAAACGCCCAAGACTTTCCTGATCCTCGTCCACCATAAGTTATTTTGTACCTGTAAGGCTCAAATATTCCTCGCAGTATCGGAGGAAATTTAGCAACTGTTTCAGTCTCCAAACTTCACCCTAACAGCGTGTTGAATAGGTCCACCATCTGAGCCAGTTACTTGACTCTTTATTTCAGACGGGATGACCTTAGAAACAAGCGACAAATAAGCCTTGGGATTATCGATCGCTTGCTTTTCTAGATAGGCTTGACCACCAACAGCATCAAGAGAAGCTATCAGCATGTTTCTAACGTCTGCCGTTGTTTTGTTTGGAACGCCTTTGACTCTGCCTTTGCCAGCATTAGGTGGCCGTCTAACAGCACTTCCTTCTACTTTGCTGTTTTCACTCATCTTGATCGTCCTCCACGTGATATGCCATCAGCAATAGCTCCAAAAGTGGTTTTGGTGCGGCTTTAACGCTCATCAAATGAGCAGCTACTGATTTATCGCCAGTCAATTGCAGCATAACACGCTCTTTTGAATTTGCTGCGCCTGGATTATCAATGTCACTCATCATCAGACCTCTCTAACCATTGATTGCAACTATGATCAGCAGACACCTCAATCGGTTCTTGAAAGTGATCTAGTGCACAGTTTCCTAAACGATACTCAGTCCTAATAATGTCATAAAACTCGCAATACTCGCAAGTCTTATGGATTATGTTTCTTGATTCCATCTTCCTGTCTCTTGATTAGCGTAATCACAGCAAGAATGTTCCACGCTGCATGATACAAATGATCAAGCCCAGATTCTTCATCAACCCCATCACTGAGCAAGTGTCGCCACATAGCATCATTATATCTTTCTATTGCGTTGTCAACTAACAGCCAATTCCCGCGAGTATATTTATTTGCGCCGAACGTACCGACTTTCATCACCTCATTCAGTGCTGGTGCAAAATCTTTAAGCAATGATGCCATCACCTTGTTATCATCATGCTTGTAGCCGAACTCTTGTTTATCGCTCATTGCTTCATGTATATTGAGCTAGTGACAGGAATTGAACCCGCAACCTGCTGATTACA